GTAAATGTTTTGTAAATATTTTTATTAGGTATTTATTCATGGTTTTGTCTTTCTATATTATAAATGAGGCGGGATTGTGTCTCGTCTCAAATTTTTTAAGTATTATGCACCTGGTGATGCAAAGATACCTCTGAAGTCAGATACGCCGAAGCTGTATCTTTCTCTAGCTTTGTATCTTACGTTACCAGTGTCAAAGTCGCCTTCCATAGCCGTTTTAATTGGGCTTCTGTCAAACATCTTCATACCATTTGGCACGTCTGTGATAATGTAGAACGCATCTGGATCAGTTAAGAAATTGTTCACTCTATAACCTTGAGGAATCATTCCCATTGATCTGATAGCGTTGATATCATTATCAGCTGTTCCAACTCTTTGCTCAGTTTTCATGAGTCTTTCAGCTGTGAATTGAAGCTCAGAAGGGATAATCATTTTAATACCTCTTGCAGCAATTTTTAGACCTCTTTCGTCTGTCATTGCAGCAATATCGATTAATGATTGCTCTAATGAAGTTTCATTCAAGTCAGCCGGTGTAGTCAATGTGTTTGATACAGTTCCAGCAATCGTTGGGTGAGTAGTTGCAAATAATGCAGTACCATCACCTGATGTGAAACTACCAAATCCATTAATTAATGGATTAACAGCTTTTACTTGTTTTGTTTGTGCCATTGATCTAGCTAACGCTTTTGTATATCTAGATGCTAATCTGTCATACAGATTATCTTCAATAGCTTCTTCAGTGATCGAGAATGCTAAAGCTACAGTCTCGTGAGTGTATCTAGCTGTGAAAGTCTCTTGAGCATTGTCAAAAGTCACACCTGAACCCTCAGCTTTAACTTGAGCTTGAGCAAAACCAGATAACATTACTTCTTCTTCAAACGCTCTGTCAGAAGATTCAGTAGCATATATCTCAGCATGTTGATTCTCGTACTGTTTATATTCCAAGCCGAATAAAGCATTCAAACCTGGCTCTAGTTCTTTAACTAGTTGTCCTCGTGATATCGCCATAATTATTCTCCTTATATTCCGGCTTCTTGTTTCAAGAAATGTTCATTGATCGTAACGACCCAATTTACATTTGCTGATGTTAGATCATTATTATCAGGATCTTTAGAAACACCGATAACCTTTAATTGGCCATCAGTAGTTGCTAGATCTGCATCATCTAACTCAACTTTTGAAACATAGTTAGGTGCACTTCCCGCAGTGTACTCGATATTAGCTACATTACCAATATCAGTTTGTGCAGAAGCACCTGTGTTATTTGATTGAACCTCAAATCTTTCATAAGGATCGTCACTTACGAATCCAACAATGTCTGTTGCAGTGTTAGATGCAGCTAAGTGATTAGCCCATGTAGGTTTTGAAGTTGAAGCGTCAGTATAGAATACACCGTTTAGTGAGCCTAATAAAACGTCTCCCGCTGCTGCTACACCAATAGTTCCAGTAGCTAACATTTCTACTGGGTCCCATTGATAAATAGCTGTTGCAGAAGCTGCAATATCATATTCACTTAAACCTTGATTGTCTCTATTCTGTCCGACTTTACCAATTGCTTTCAAACCGAAAGCGGCGTCTTGATTTGCCATAGTATTTGTCCTCCTTAGACATGGTTAGTTTAAGTGTACTCTGTTGGCTTAGAAATTCTTTAATTAGGATTTCTTAGTACCACCAAAAGTTACACGCGTTTGCCTATCAATATTGATCGGCATACTTGGGTGCTGTTCCTTCATTAAATCGTTGTCTACTGCCTCAACGTTGTCCTGAGCTTGTTGTGTATAATAGTCAGTACGTTGTTTTGCGATTTCTTCCGGTACCCTTGCCAGCACAAGGCCACCAACTCCGATCACTCCCTTGTATTTTCCGTCTTCCACAATTGGATAGTCTGAGTCTGGATATTCATCAGATCTAACTAATTCATATCCTGATCTAATTCTTCCAGCGACGTTTTTAGTGTCTTGGAATCCCATAGATTCAACTCTGATCCATCTGTGTGTAAAACCTGTTGGAGCAGGGGGTGCATCTAAAGATGATGGTGGAGTCCAAACTTTTTTCTTTTCAGAAACTTTTTCTCTAGTTTGACTCGCACGCGAGGTTCGTTTGTCATTATTATTTTCCATATGCTATACCTCCTTCGTGATTTTTAATTGTTTCGCATATTCTTCAAGTGGCACACCTAATTTTTTTGCTATTGCGACTTGAGACGGTGTGAGTCTCACGGTTTTGCGACCAGTA